GGGAGCGGCGACAACGGCGGGAGCGAGATCGAAGCGGCCTGCTGCCGGGAGAGCCACCAGACGATGGCGACCGCGACCGCGGCGAAGATGAGGGCTCCGTTGCTCATGCTGCGGGCTCCGGGGAAGGGGAGGGGGCGGCCTCGCGTGAGAGACGGAGAATCTGCTCCAGGGCCCCGGAGGCGGCCGCGAGCACGAGCACCCGCACAGCCGGCTTCACGACGAACCAAACCGGCTGGAGGGCGAACGGCACCGCGTAGCCGGCGACCGTGTCGAAGAGCGTGCCGATGATCCCGAGGGCCCACGCTTTCTTGGAGGCGCCGTCGGTCGGGATTGCATCGAGCCCCTCCACGCAAAGGCGGAGGAGCTGCACGACGAGACTGCCGAACTCGGCCACCGTGAAGCCACCGGAAGCCTTGAGGCGGGCGTCGGCGAGGAATACGGCAACGTCGGCCTGGAGCTCGGCGGCTGGGTCCTTCGTAGCAATCGGGAGGATGTCGGGCATGGTCAGTTGTCCTCGATGGTGCCGAGGCCGTAGACACCGATGGCGATGGCCACCGATGAGGCCCCAGGGTTTGCGACGGTGAGGTAGCGGTTGGCGGAGTTGATCGGCCGGCCGGCGAGCGGGGCGCCCCATAGGAAAGTGCCGCCCCCCTCGACGTTGACCGCGTAGCCGCCGATGTCGGTGCCCCCGGCGATGCCGAAGAGCACGTTGTTGCCGGCGCTCGTCTCTTGGTTTTCGAGGTACACCCCGCGGACGGTGTTGAAGACCACGCGCCCCGCAAGGTTGAAGGCGTTTTCCCCTGCGGCCATGAGGTCGACCACGTAGGTCTGCCCGGCGGGGATTGAGACGAGATCGGCCCAGCCAACTTGGCCGGCCCCGGCCGTGGTGCCGTTGGAGACGGTGCGGGAAGACGAGAGCGAAACGCTCTTGGTTTCGGTGCCAATGGCCGGCGACCCGCTGATCGCGAAGGAAAGGGCTGCGGAGCTCGAGCCGGAGAACGTGCTCATGCCTGGGCCCTTCGTTTGACTTCTTCGACCGTGCATCCGGCCTTGAGGGCCGCCACCTCCCAGAAATCGAGCTCGGGGGTCCGCCTCGAGGTGATGCACCCGATGCCGACCCGGGAGGAGCTCGGCACGTGGATGTTGGCGATGCCGCCGCGGAGCGCCACCGGCACCATGGGGATACGCTCCCCGCCGCGGGCCGCTCGATACGACTTTTCGCTGCCGAAGCTGTCCATGTGCCAAGCCTACGGGCGGAGAGCGAAGAAACCGGCCCGTCCGCCGCTGGGGAGGGTCGTGGCACCCAGGGTTTTCGTTTTGCCGAGAACTGGCAAGGGGAGCATTTTGCCGGCGTCGGCGAAATGGTCAGCGGCTGAACGTCGCCCCCACGCGCTCCCGGAGCTGCTCCACGCTGCCGTCGTTGACGATGAGGCGGTCGATCTGCCCGAGGGAGAGGCCGGCCTCCGAAACGTGAGCGGCCACGGGCTCCAGCTCTGGCCGGTGAATGAGCCACACCTCCCCTCCCTGGTCGTGGATCGCCCGCGATTCGTTCTCAAAACGGACGTCGGGCACCACGATCAGCCCATGCCCGGCCGCGGATGCCTTCTCCCATCGCCAGTAAGCCGCCTGGAGCCAGATATCCGGGGAGACCATCTGCCGGCCCCAGTCCGTCCCCAAGGCCTGGAGGAGCTGCCGGGGAGACCGGCCGAGGCCCGCGAGCGGGGTTTCCTTCGTGGCCCGGGAGCGGAGGAGCGCCTCGGGCATGCCGAGCATCGCCGAGAGCCCTTCGTAGAGAGGGTCGGCGAACGCGATCCGCAGGGCCCCAGGGAGCATCGATGCCACGAGATCCTTGCCGGCCCCGGCGGGGCCGGTGATTCCGATGAGCCTCCTCATACCTTGGCCCTCCCCTCGCGGAGATCGGCATCGCACCAGATCGGCACCGCTCGCGTCACCTCCCGGCGGCCGTGGTCGACGAGGAGCATCGACTGGCACGGGGCTTCAAACTCCGCCTTGATCCGCAAAGCGTAGGCGCTCATGCCGATGATGGAGCCGTTGCTCACATACTTTCCGCGGAGCCAGCCCCATTGATGCCAGTGCCCGAAGACGTCGAGGTTAGCGGGCCGGCTGCGGTTCCACTTGTCGATCGCTTTGTTGACAGAGATCGTGATTCCGCCCACCCCGCCTTGATATCGAATCTCATGGCCGTGGTGATACCGGATCGTAAAGCCGTCGAGATCGAGGTAGCCCAGATATCCCTCGGCGATCTGCCATTGGACGTTGGGCCGGGTCTCGGCCGCGGCCATAATTAAATAGGCGTTTTGCTCGTGGGAATGGTCGTGCTCGGTGCTCTTCCGCGGCTTGCCGAAGTTGCTCCGGCCGTGGTTGCCCGGCTGGGTGACGACGATTACCTCCCGGGCCATCTCCGATGCCATGTCGATGATGCCCCGCAGCCGCTTGGCGGCCCACCGGGTGGCGGCATGGGGAGCCAGGGAGCAAGTTTCCACGAGCTCCTCGTGGATGTGGCCGCTGATAAAATCGCCCAGGGCGGCGATGACGATGCGATCGATCTTCACGAGCTGCCGCTCGTGCTCGACGAGAATCCCGATCCTCTTGGCAAGCTCATCGATTCGCCGGTCGGCGATGGTGAGATCGTAGGCGTTGAGGCCGGCGGTCTGCTCCCGGGTGACCGTCTCCTCAACGTGCCAGTCGGAAAGCACCACCACGGCTGTGGCGGAGTTGGGCCGGGCGGGCTTCGAGCGCCGGGGCATGGTCTTCCCCTTGATCCCGGCGAGGCCGGCGAGCGAGTCGGCCCGCTCCCGCTCGGTGTCGATTTGCCGGAGCGCGGCTTTGTAACGCGACTGCGTGGCGCCGAGCTCGGCGCGGAGCCGGGCGAGCTCGGCATCGCTGCGGAGCCGCTCGGCGTGATCGATACCGGCGTGGATGTCCCCTTTCAGGTTTTTTGACTGAGCCATTTCAGCACCTCCGGTCGTCCAACGGAAATCAGACCGTGAGCCGTGTAGATCTTGTGGATGCTGGCAGCAACAGCCGTTTTGTTCCCTTGCAGCTTGCCGGCATAGAACTCATCCGCGATCGCGTTCAGCTCCGCCTGCCGCTCGGCAGGGAGCTTGTCAAACCAGCCGCGAGGCCCTTTTTTCTCGGCAACCACTGCACGGCGAATCTCGTCGATCAGTCCCGGTTTCGCTTTCGGCATCGGCGATTCTCCGATTTTGGTTTCGTTGCGGCCCGAGTCTTCCGGTCGTCCTTCTTCCCGAACTCGACGAGCTCCCCGTCGTGTTCGTCTTCGCCATCGAATGGACTGCCCTCCCCAGGATCAAGGCCGGGCCACGTTTGGCCGGCCTGCCGTTTCTGGGAAGGCTTTGGCATGACTACCCCACCGCCTGGAGCGTCAGGGTGCCGAGCCGGTTGGTTGCCGTGGGGGTTGGGTAGGTGCCCTGCATGTAGTCGCCCGGGATCGTGATCTGGTTCCCTGCCAGCAGGGCGAGCCCGTCGGCTTCGGACAGGATCGCCGAGCCCTCCCACGTGGAGTAGGCCGTTGAAATCGTTGCGTCGAAGGAGTTTGTTACGAGCGTTTTCGCGGCCACGAACCAACGAACCACGTAGCGCGTCACCTCGACGGCATCGGCCACCGCCGTGATCGATCCGAGGTTTGTCGCGTCGACCCGCGAGAGGTTGACCGCGAGGAACACCCCCTCAATCGTTCCGGGCATTGCTGCCCCGGTGCTCGAGGTGTTGCTGGCGGCGTCGGCCGCGAGCCAGCCGGCAGGGCGGTATTCGTTCCACGCTCCGTAGGTGAGCGCGAGATCGCGGGAGCCGGTGGCGAAGGTGGCTATGTCGCTCGTGAACTGGATCGGGACCGTCTGGCTCCAGCTTGCCCGGAGCGTCGTCAGGCGCGCCGCCACGGCAGGCGAGGGGTGGATGTTGGTGCGGATCGGGCCGGCAGCCCATTTGGGAGGCAGGATCGGCGACATGCGGCCTTGGCGGAAGAGCTGCGAGGCACCTGGGTAGAAGGTCGGCCACGTGGAGTAGCTGTCGGCCACGCCAAGCCATTCCACGTGCCCGGCGGCCTCGATGTCGGCGAGCCGCCAGAAGACAGGGGCAATTGACACCGCGGCCGGATGCCGGCCCCACGCGAGGCCTTCGGAGGGGCGGGCGGTGATTGCGTCGGCAGATGGGGCCAGCGGAAGGGGCGTGCCCTCCAGAGGCACAGCGTGGAGAAACCATGCCCCGGCTGGTTTGTCGCGTGAATACCCTTCGCCAATTTCGGGACCGAGACCGCGGATCTCGATCTCGCCGGTGAGCGCGTCAGCCTGGGCGGCGCACGTGAGCGAGACCCCGCGGCCGAACGGGCTCGCGTGCCGCGAATAGACCGCGTAGAGGTTGACGATCGTTGGCGACGTTTCCAGAGATTGGCCGTTGCCATCGTCGCGAATCGGAATCTCCCCCAGATGGGCATAGACCCGCGGAGTGCCATCCTCGGTGAGGTAGATGCCGGCGGCGAGTCGAACTTGCACGGCCCCGGGAATCTGGTGCTGCCAGTAGCCGAGGGCCTGGATGATTCCCTCTCGCGAGATCCGCAGCGAAAGGCATTTGTCGATCCAGTGGACATAGCCGAACGAGAGCCGGGCCTCGGCCGGCATGGCCTCCTCTCGCAGATCGACCGTGTAGCCTCCAGGAAGATCGATCGAAGTGGAGGGAACGGCCGTGCGGTATCCAGTGGGGTTGTCATAGACCAGCTCAAAGAGCGTCACCCCGGAGAACTTCCCCGTGAATCGCCACCGCTGCCGGCCGTCGTCCGCCGTGCCGACGTCAAGGGGCTCCGCCGTTGGCTGGCCGTGGCACATGCGGAAGCCGCGCCCCCCAGAAAGGAGGCTGTCGGCTGGGCCTGCGGCCGTGGCGGGGGCGGTCCACATGGAGTCAGAATCTCACGAGGGCCCACCGGATCTGCCCCGCCACGAACGAGCTCACCCGGCCGGAGACAAGCCCTTGCCCGGCCGCGGGTTCAAAACCGACCGGTGCGAAACCGAGAATCTCCCCTGGGCCCCAGCCGCAGGAGTCGAGGCAACCACGCACGGCGGCGAGCTGCGTTGAGCCGTCGGTCGGCAGCGCGATGCAGCGGCGCGCGAAACGGTGCCACGAGCGAAGCTGTCGCACCCGCACCCAGGAAATCCCGGAAACCGCATACCGCGACCGGAGCGGATCGAGGCAGATGGCGAATGGATCGTCTGGGGAGGCGTTGTAGGTGTCGGCGGCCATCGGTGAGACGTACGAACGGTATTCGCCCCACAGCCGCTTTTCGACCGTGGAGAAGATCATTCCACTGGAGAGGGGCGTTGTGGCCAGTTCTCCGGCGGCCGTGGCCGGCAGCGCGAAGATCACCGCCTCGCCGAGAACAGGATCGAGGGAGCCGCTTTTGCGGAGGCTCGCGACCGTGGCCGGCAGCTCCGGGGCGGTCGTGCTGCCACCCTGCGGATTCCCCGAGGTGCGGAGGAGATCCAGCAGGGCGTTCCACGCGGTCGCCGTGATC